TTTACGCCTACACCAGCAAAAGATATGGGCGTTGCAGAGCGTGTTGACACGCCGGTCATAGAAATCCCTGACGGTGCTTTCAAACTCTACGTACCAGGCAATGATGACCCCTACTCAGCCTTTCACAGCAAAGAAGAGTGGCTCCAGGGTTATGTAGACATGGTGGCACGTATTCACTTGTCTAGCAAGCTACCCAGAGATGTCAAGACTGAGAAGTTAGATGGCCTCAAAGCATCTAACCAGGACTTGCTGGATAGCCTGGATAGCACTCAGAAGATAAAGATTAGGGCACTACTGGTGGAGGCTGGCGTGTCCACAAACCCAAAGCCGGAGCCGTCCCCAATCTCTCCAATTTTGGAACCAAGCGAGCCAGAATTCTGAAGTACCTACAGGATGGCAACTCCCTTACACAGAGGGAGTCACATTCCCTCTTCAACGACACACGGCTTGCAGCCCATATCGAGGTGCTTCGCCGCAACGGACACAGAATCTCTACGGAGACTGTTAATCAAGGCGGGTCAACATTTGCCCGTTATCACTACAGAAAGGCACTACATGAGTAATTTGCATCAAGAAAAACCAGGCAAAGGCGTGATGTACTGGGAAGCAGAAGAGCAACGCAAGTCGCCCTCTGCCCCTGACTTCAAAGGCTTTGTCGTGCTGGAGATGGACTACAAGGCCGGAGAGAAACTCAAGCTCGCCGCCTGGAAGAAACCCACCAGCCGAGGTTTTGACCTGCTCTCTCTGTCAGAAGACAACTGGAGCAAGAAGCAACGGGAAGTCCCGAAAGCACCCACAGAAGTCCGTCCTACCTACGGCAACCAACGCCGTAACGATGACGATGATGTGCCCTTCTGATGGCTAAAAAGACATCACCTACACAGCGCAGCCTGGAGTACTTGCGAGAGCAGGGCTACCTGGTTGCCATCGTGGAACACTGGAACCCTTTTGCCCGTATACGGCAAGACCTGTGGGGCTGGTGTGACTTGCTGGCAATCAGGGAAAACGAGGTACTGGCTGTGCAGGTGACTGCAAGTGCGGTTAGCACCCGTATCAAAAAGATACAGGACAGCGATACAGTTTCTGCTGTTCGCAAGTCCGGTATCAGAATCCACGTTCACGGCTGGCGCAAGTCAGCCAAAACAAACAAATACGTTTTACGCATAGAGGACATATCATGACTGAACCAGTAGCACCACAACAAATTCAACCCTCGCAAGAATCCTTACAAAAAGGTAAGAATGCTGTCGAGTACTCTCAGCGCCTCATCAACATGAGCTTGCAAGAAATCTGGAACATTGCCTACACATCTGGCTACTCAGATGCGATGGAAATCATGAAGACTGACCAGGGCGTCAAGCAATGACAAAACACCTCTTCATCACTACACCCATGTATGGTGGGATGTGTACAGGCTTCTTCACACAAAGCCTAATCCCCCTGCCCAACCTGGCACGTGAGAAAGGGGTGGACTTGTCCTTCTCCTTTATGTTCAACGAGAGCCTGATTCAGAGGGCACGTAACTCTCTTGTCAACGTGTTCATGAAGCGCCCTGAATGCACACACCTGATGTTCATAGACGCTGACATCAAGTTCAACCCTCACGACATTCTCTCCATGTTGGATGCAGACAAAGACATCATCTGCGGCATCTACCCCAAGAAAGAAATCAACTGGAGCAACGTCCACAAAGCCGCCAACAACGGCACTCCATCTAACGAACTCAAGCACTACACAGGCTCGATGGTCGTTAACCTGGTGGACTATCAGGGTGAGGTCACTGTGCCCCGCAATGAGCCTATAGAGGTCTTTGCTGGCGGTACAGGGTTTATGCTGATTAAGCGTGAAGTCTTTGAGAAGCTGCAACCCGTGGTCAAGAGCTACATCAATGATGTGGGCGACACCTCTGGTCAACTGGGCGCTGACCGCATCTACGAATATTTCCCCGTGTTTATAGAGCCAGAGACAGAGCGCCTCTTGTCAGAAGACTATGCTTTCTGTCGCCTTGCCCGTGACAACGGTATCAAGATTCACGCAGCCCCGTGGGTAAGCTTGGGGCACTTCGGAACCTATCTCTTTGAGGGCGGTCTGTTACCAGCGCCTTAACGCTTGGCAGTGCGTTTAGAACGCTTGAAAGCCTGTGCAGTGGGGTAACCCTTCTGTCCAGGCTTTTTTGCTGGCTTACCAGCTTTACGGCGTTTGTTGATGTTGCAATATAAACCGCACTTAGCTTTCATCTGCATCCCCATCTCTTTCTGGCAGCCTTGCCTCTTTCACCCTTCCAACTCTTGCTACGGGCGCAGAACGCTTTATGGCGTGGGCCTGACTTTGTTGGAGCCTTCAAGTTAGAACCTGTTGCACGATTGACCTTTGCCCGACCTTTAGCGGTCAAACCAGCGCCTTTCTTGACAGACAGCTTCTCTCCCCTGCCAACAGATAACTTAGGTGATTTAGGCATACAGTCTTGTCCCTTGCTTGTCGATAATCAACTTTGACTTGCGAGGCGTAGCATCTGCCGTGTTGGGCACAGAGATATGCGTCCAGCGGTCAAACTCACGTATCACCTGGTCATACCCCAAGTTGGATGCAATGATGGCTTTGACCACCTCATCAGGGGTCATAGCGGGTACACGAATATCAGCAGCGCAGCCGATGCGATGCTGAGAAGAGTCTTTACTGCCCACAGCATCATTGACTTGCTTGCTTCTGAAGGCTGAATTAACCATGATGGGTTTGCCACCCAAGACAGTTTTGACTTGCTCCAAGAAAGCCGCCAAGCGTTTAAGGTTTTCAAGTTCTTGCTCATTAGGTGTGTTGTCAAACTCACGGTGGTCTGTGTGAGTCAACTCTTCCAGTGTGAAGTGTTCAGTAAGGTTCATGTCAGTGCTTGTGTGAGTTGCCAAAGTAATAACTCAAAATTAGCATATTAGCCGCATCCAGTGAGCCAAGCATACGAATCACAATCTCTCTCATGCCATCAGGAATGGCATTGTTGAGCAGCAAAAGATTGACTGTTCCCCAAAGAATGAACATCCCGATAGCCAACACAGGTGTGACTATCTTGGAGTACCAGGGAGCAGCGGCACTGGTGGCAATCTCAAGCTCACGCTTACGGGCGCTGTCACGGTCAGCGGCATCCAGCTTTGCGTACTCCAACTCTAGGTCAGCCAACTTCTGCGCCGCCTGTGGGTCACCTGCGATTGCTTTAGCCACAGCTTCCACAGAATCAGATACCCCAAACTTACCAGCAATAGCGGAGATAGCAGCACCCCCAAGAGGGCCAGCAACAGCGGTTGCCAGAGCAGGGGCAACGCCTTTAAGAAGTCCAAGAAGCTCATCCATATCAGTCCTCAAAACGGCAGGTAACTCAGCGCCTTGTCCATTGCTCTCTTGGCTAATGGTTCAGGCAACACATACACAAAATCTAAAAACCACCAAGCACAGGCAACATAACATGCCAACTTAAACCATTTCTTGAAACCCTCAACAATCTCATCCATGGTCTCGGAGTTGGTAAATACCGAATCCAACCATGACAAGAAGTAGAACACCGGCAAGTGATGCCAGTACCACTTCAATAGCTTGTTGAATATCCTTCTTGCGCTTAGCCGCAGCATCCTTCTCGCGTTTCGCAGCTTTGGCAAACTCCACCTCCATTGCGGCTGCACGGGCTTTGATGTTGTTCCACAAGTCCATGTGATTTGGGTAGAACAACTTGTTCTTCAAGTCTTCCTCAAACTGCCTATGCTTGGCAATAGCCATCTCAATTTCCATCGCCTTGCCTAGCGCAGAGCCTTTGAACGAGCCATTCTTGGCTTCAACTACCGCCTGTAGCGCATTTGCTTTTGCATCAAAATAACGGCCCAGAAACGGGCCTAACGATTCCACCTCTTGTACGGTGTTCGCTGCTTTTTTGATTAAGCTCACAGCCGAATTAACGGCATCTAACGCTTCAAACGGGTCAATCATTTACAACCCCTCACCAGGCGTGAAGTAGACTTCACCTGTAGTAGACTCGGTAATGTACGCAATGTACAACCCACCTGTTGAGGTGAACTGCTTGGGTACAGTGATGATTAAGTTCTGACCAGGCACAGCAACCATTGCATACTGAGGTGTTCCAGCAACAGGAGCAGTCACGGTCACGTTGGCATCACCAATTCTGAAATAAACAGGTTTGCCATTGGTTGTGCTTTCATGACTCTGCACCAACAATTGATTGCATGGCATGTCAGAGTTGATGTTGACCCTCTGGCTGGTTGTTGTTGCAGCCACCTGATAGGTCTTGCCCATCGCTTGAAAAGCAATGTTGTTAGCCATCAATACACTTTGCCACCGCCACCAGATGTGGGCGAATACTTGGTTTGCTCGCCATTACCAAAATCCCAGACGCCAATAAATCCCGCAGGCATTTTTTTGGCAACATTGTTTTGTCCTTGCATAGAACCATCACGGGGCAACTGAGGACGAACAGACTTTGCAACCTGCTGGTTTACCTCATGTTGGCGCTGATGGCGCTGCTCGGGTTGATACGATGGGTGTTTAGGTTTCAGACTCATTTGGTTTCCCCTTAATACTTACCGTAAGATAAGCGAAAATTACAAAAATTGCCAGTGTTGCCACTCGCTCCCATCCACCCGCCCACATCGTGTAACACGCTAGTCCGCACGATGTTAGTAGCGCCATAATGGTGATTAAGCGGTCGGAAATGACCCCTAACGCCAGGCGAATGATTTGTGTTGCATCCATGGTTGTACCCTCTTGATAACGGAATAATCATGTTATCACTTCTCGTCATCATCGTCCAACCCAAACCCAGAACCCCACTCTGAGTCTGAATCCTTCATCTTGAGGGCTTCCAGCTTGAGGGCACGGTCAATGACCTTCATCTTGTCAGTAATGCTGGCCTCGGGGTCAGTCATCACCTGCGCCATCAACTTGTTGATAGCCGCCTCCAGGTCAGAGTTAATGCCTTTTTCTTTTTTCTTGCTCATTGCAATGACCCCGCTACTTGACGACCACCCCAACCGACACCTGCAAGTGCGGCACTACCTAAAACAATGTTGCGAACACGTTTTAAAGCCTCTCCACGGGCTTCAATGCTTTCGCCCAAAGTGGCAACCTCACGCAACATCTGGTCACGTTGCTGCTCGCTAATCAAGCCCAAGTCCTTGAGCTTTTCAGCCGTAGCTTTGACTTCAGTTCTGATCTGTTCAGGCTTGGTTGCCCGAGTCAGGTTTGATTGCAACTCAGACAGCGCCTCTAGCGAACGCTGTTGTTTTTCAGCCTGAGACACA